CCGATGCGCCCTGGTAGCGTCCCTCTTTGATGTAGGTCGCCGCCGGCTCCAGCCACCGGGTCAGCGCCCAGAGTTCGTCGCGGCCGTCCGCTCCGGTGCGGATCTCCATGTCGCGCGTCCACCCCTGCGCCGGCGCGCCGTCGGCGGCAATCGCCCCGGCCGGCATCGCGCTGGCGTGCTCGAAATCCCACGGGATGACGTCGGCGGTTCCCACCCCGTCGGCCCCGGCTTGGAAGCTCGGGTGCGCGTGCAGGTTGCGGATCGCCTGCTCAAAGGTGACCCGGGTGAATCGGAACGGCAAGTCGCCGCCCTTGTAGCCCAGGTAGTCACCGGCGCGGGCCACCTGCACCCACACCACCCGTTCGTCCCCGGTTGCCTCGGTGGCCAGTTTGACCACCTGTCCGCGCGCCGCGCGCGCCTGCGCCTTGCTCGCCTTGTACTTGGGCAACTGGTCCTCCTCGATCCCGGCCTTTTTCAGGTACCGGATGGCGTTGTCGTATGCCGCCTGCCGCACGGCGTCGGGCACCGCGAGCGGCGCGCGCGACCCGTTGATCGCTCCGATCGCCTGGCTGATCTGCGCCTGCACCGCCTTCAGCGTCCCGTCGAACATCCGCGCGATCGGCAGCTTGTAGCCGGCCTTGACCTCAGCGTTGTCGGGATCGTGGATCAGGTGCGCCTTGCGGTAGCGCGCCCAGTCGTCCTCGCCGAGCACTGCGTTCATCAGGGCCGGCGCACCCTCCCCGTCGGGATCCCAGGCGTCATCCGTGACGGGGAGGTTGGCGAACGGTGTGGCTTCCCAGGACATCGGATTAGGCGCTCCAGGTGGCCGAGTCGCTCTGGCAGTCGACCACCACGCACCCGGCCGCCGCCGAGGCGAACCCGCCCCGGGTCGTGGAGGCCGAGAAGTAGTTGGTCTCGTCGGCCGCGTTGCTCAACGCGCCCTCGTACAGCCCCGTGGCGTCGGTGGTGACGATGGCCGAAGCCGCGCCGCTGCCGACCACCAGCGTGCCAGTGGAGGCCGCACCGAACTGGCAGGTGCCCGCCGCGTCCAGGTCGCCCGCGAGGTCGGTGTCGGAGATGTCCAGCCGCAGTTGCACCGCGCGCCCGATGGCGTTGCCGGCCAGGTCGTTAACCTGCACCGAGATGGTGCCGGCCGTCGCGCCGCCCGATCCGCCGGTTGCGGTGATGACCACCTGCACCAGCCGGTGGTTGATGATGTCGCCGCCCCCGTCCATGTCGATGTCCCCGGTGCCCAGGAACTCGAACGTGGTGTTGTTGGTCACGTTGCCGAAGGCCAAGGCCACGGTGTTGTCCGCGCCGATGGCGATCGACCCGTCGGTCCCCGCGCCACCGCCGCCGCTGGCACCGCCCGCACCCGCGTTGATCGTGACGTCGCCACCGTCGCCGCCGGCCGCTCCCGCGGATCCGGCACCACCCGCGCCACCGGTCACCGTGGCGTCGGCACCGTCGCCGCCCGCCACCGCCGTGTGCGCCGCGCCGCCCGCACCACCAGCCAACCCGGCCGCCGCTCCGTTGGCCGCCGCGTCGGTACCGTCGGATGCACCGCCGTCACCACCTTCCAGCAGCAACGCACCGCCGGCCGCCGCCGCCGAACCGGCTCCCGCCGCCGCACCCGCGCCACCGATGATGGTGACCGTCGCGCCCGCCGTGGTCGATCCGGCCGCGTCCGCCGCCGGCTGGATGAGTTGGTTGCCCAGCCCGTTGACCGTGAGGATCGGGATCGTGACCGTGCCCGTGCCCAAGAACGTGGTGCCGGGGTTGTCGGTCGCGTTGCCGATCTGGATCGCCCCGGTGTTCGCCGCGCCGATGGTCACGTTGCCGTCCGCACCGGGACCGGCACCGCCGTCGGCACCACCCGCGCCGGCATTCAGCACAGCGTCGCCGCCCGCGCCACCCAGCGCACCGACCGAGCCCGCGCCGCCGTTGCCGCCGAGCACCCGCACCACCGCGCCGTCGCCGCCCACGACCGCCGTGTTGGCGGCACCACCGGCGCCACCCGCGATCGTCATCGCCCCGCCGAGCCCCGCCGCGTCGGTGCCGTCCGACGCACCGCCCACGCCGCCGGTGAACGACGCCGCGCCACCGTTGGCACCCGCGACCGCGCCGCCCGCTGCCGAACCTGCGCCGCAGGTCAGCGTAATGTTCGCACCCACCGTGCCGCCGCCGCCGGCCTGCGCCGAGGGCGTGATGGCCTGGTTGCCGAGGCCGTTCACCAGCAGGTTGGGCATGGTGACCAGGCCCGTGCCGAGGAAGGTCGTCGCCGGGTTGTCCGTGGCGTTCGCGATCTGGATGGCCGCCGTGTTGGCCGAACCGATCTGGACCGTGCCGTCGGTACCGCCACCGCCACCGCCGTCCGCACCGCCGGCTCCCGCGTTCAGCAGCGCGTTCCCACCGTCGCCACCCGCGGCGCCAGCCGAACCCGCACCACCGGCACCACCGGCGAGCGTGGCCGCCGCGCCGTTCGCACCCGCGATCGCGCCGCTGGCCGCACCACCAGCGCCCGCCGTCAGGCTGGCCGCACCGCCGTTGGCGGCGGCATCCGTGCCGTCGCTCGCTCCACCAGCGCCCGCCGCCATGGTGAGCGCGCCACCGGCCGCACCGGCCGTGCCGCCGCTGGCCGCCGCGCCGGCGCCCGCCGTGATCGGGATCTGCGTGCCGGCGGTCCCGCTGCCCGCGGTTTGCGCCGCCGGGGTCAGGTCGCCCTGCACCACGTCCCACCCGGTACCGTTCCACGTCAGACGCTCGCCCGGCAGGAACGACTGCCCGGTGTTGGTCTTGGTTGCGTCGTTGTCGGTAACCGCTGCGGTGGCCATGTAGGTATCACCGGTGCCGACCGCCGCGCTAGTCGGGAAGTCGCTGTTGACCGCGACCCCCCCCTTGTAGTCCATCGGCCCGGTCAACCCGATCTGCGCAGCCGTCACGCTGTGCGGATTGCTGACGTTGACCATGTGGGCGACCATCTGGCGGATTCGGTGGTAAAAGGCCATCGCGTACCCCTTTCGTCAGGATACGACCGGGCGCCGATCGGGCGCCGAGTCGATGTTGTGCCAACGGATTTTGTTGACGTGTTGCATCGCCTCTATATTGGCGCGAGCAACCAGATCGCGGAATGGCCAGCCTATATGGCTATTTGATTGTGCCATGCTCCTCGCCGGATATAATGGGGGGCAGGCGGACACACCACTGAGGATAAAAATGGCCTTCGAAAAACGACCGGTGAGGGACGAGATGATCCGATTCCTGGTGACCCCCGAGGAGCGGGAGATCATCCAAGCGGCGGCCGAACAGGACGGGATCACCGTGTCGGAATATATCCGGGCGACCCTTCAGCGTGCGATGGCGCACACCGCAAAATCAGAGCGCCGACCGAAATCTAATCGCTAGATCAGCGAGGGAATGCCCGCCACGAATCCAGGGTCAGGTAATCCGGTGATGCTTGACCCCGGAACCACCTGGGACAGGTACGTGGCCGGGCGACTGATCACCCGACAGCGGCAGTTGAAACCCACCGGTGGGTAAATTGTCTGCCAGATGGGATCGTTCGCTAGGATCATCTTGCCGTTGGCCCCAAGGTGCGTCGGGCGGGTCCGCTTGTCGGCGACAGCCCGGTACTCCCACACCGGGAATGCACGGAGCACCGTCGGCTGCGTGGCGTTGGCCACCCGGCCGCCGTTGTACGTGTTGAGCACGTTTGTTCTGAATACCGTCTCCACGTGCCCAGCCCCCAGCGTGCGCCCGTCGGCAGACGGGATCATGCCCGCCGATTTGAGGCGATCGGACATGAACTGCTGGAACGATCGGAGGTCCGCGCCGGCACCCACCTGCTTTGCGAGCTCGTCGTGGATCACGTCCAGCATCTGCTGGGCCTGCACCCCGGCCACGGTGAACGCCCGCCGCTTCAGGTCGGCGGTGAGCCGGTCGAACTGCGCCCTCGGCATCACGTCCTTGGCGCGGAACCACCGCATGGCCTCGGCGAACGGCATCAGCGAGAAGTCGCGCAGCCGGATCGGCGTGGTGCCCCGTTCGCGCGCGGCTGTGGCGAACTCCTCGTCTGCCTCCTCGGTGACGTCGGCGTTGGCGTCCAGCCAGCCGATCTCCATGGCGTGATCCAGAATGCCCAGCGCGCACGACTGCCGGGTGCGGCGCTCCAGCGGACGGGAGTAGGCGTTGAGGTCCAGATCCTCGGCCGCCCGGTTCACCGCGTTGTAGATGTCCAGCGGGCGGTCCAAGCCCTCCACCGCATCGGAGAAGGTCTCGGCCCAGCCCTTGGTCGCGCGCCACAGTTCGCGCTCGCCCCGGCGCATGATCTGTTCGGGCGATCCGAACGCGGTGCGGGGCTGTTCGTGGTCGGGACCGCAGCACACGGCGTGCGCATCGCGGTGGGCCCGAATCCGTTCGTCGGCCGCCGTGCACCGCTGGCTGGCGATGGCCATCAGGGAGGCTGCGATCTCCTCTGACTCCACCTCGGGGGGCGGCGTCAGCGCGGGCTCATCCGGGGTTGGCGCTTGCGGTGCTGCGGGTTTCGGTTGCGCGCCTTCGGCCGGTGCCTTGAGCATGGCCTCGAACTGGTAGATGGTCAGGTTACCGTTGGGATCGTCGGTGCCGTCCGGCAGTTTCAGCGGTCCCAGCCCCTGGCCGGCGCGTGCCTCGTTGACCGTCACATACTTCGAGGCGTCGGAGATGGACACCACCACACCGCTGGGCTCCTCGATTTCCTCTTTGCCAACCCCCGTGCCCGCGACCGACGGGATCGGCTGCTGCTCGCCGGCCTCGGGCGACCTTCCGTGAGGATACACCTCGACCGGACGCGGAGGCGGCGGTTGCAGGCCCAGCGGCGGGGTCGGCGGCTGGTCGATCTTGATCACCGCCTCGTCCGGTTCGGGTTGCCGGAACCCGCTCACCTCGTAGGCCTCCGCACGCGCGATGGCCAGCCCGGCGTCCTCGGCAAGCTTCAGTCGCTCGAGCTCCTTGGACCGGTCGGCGGGCTTGTCGTACCGCAGCACGAACCGCGGGGCGTAGCCCAACTCGGCGGCGGTGTAATTCACCTCGATGATCGCGTCGGTTACCTGGTCCTCGATCATCTCCGACAGCGCCCGGGCGTCCCGCTGTAGGATGCCGTACTGCTCGTCCTGCATCACCAGCGATTGCTTGGAGTTCATGCCGGCGTTGACCGGATCCGTGGTGCCGGTCTGCCCGAGCACCAGCTTGCTGATCTGGCGGTCCGCCTCGGCGATGACGTCGCTGTGCACCTGGCCCGCGTTCTGCCCCGGCTGCGTCAGGTTCAGGTGCGTGCCGCGCGGCATGCGCACCGACTGCGATCCGCCGAGCGCGTCCACGGCCTCGTCCGCCGCCAGCAGGTCGTCGATGCTCGCGGTGCTCTCTTCTTCCACCTCCACCACGCGGAACGGCTTGCCGAACAGCTCCATCAGGATCATGCGCTCGCGCTGACCGAACCTCTTGAAGAACGACCAGATCATGCATCTCGGCCCCAGCCCGTCGCGCTCCTGGTAGTCGCAGAACAGGTGCGGGGTCCACTGCACGTACTTGCGCCACAGACGATCCCGCACCAGATCCTTCGCCGCCAGCGATTGCCCAACCTCGGGGAACCGCCCGGCCACCGTGTAGTCGTCGTCGGTAACCCGCAGCTCCCGGTAGGGGCCGTAGTGGATGCGCCGAGGGTGGATCCAATCCATCCGCCCCAGCAGCATGGTGACGGGCTTGATCTTCTTTCCCTCCACCGGGCGCACCGTGGGGATCCACTGCATCTCCATCACCGCGCGGTTGTCGAACATGCCCCACGCCATGCGCGCCAGGGCCTCGCGGAAATTCGCCAGGTTGGCCAGTTGCTCCCGGGCGATCAGCGCGTAGGTGAACGCCTTGGCCTTGTCGATGCCGTAGCCCTCGGCCGGGTGCACCTCGTAGGGGAGCGACGCCGCGGCGCCGAACCGCTTCTGCAACACCGCCGCCAGGTGCGGGTCGGTGTCCACCGTCTCCCGGCAGATGTCGGTCATGGTCCGCATCACGCCCAGGTAGGATTGCCGCAGCGCCAACTCGATCACGTCCATGTTCACGGCGCGGCCGAACCGCTGCCGCGTGGCGAGCTGGGCGTTCTGCTGGGCCAAACGCGGGTTGCGCAGGGTGGATACCGGCGGGACGGGGGGCACCCGCTCGGGCGGGTTGGCCTGGGCCACGACCAGCGCGGAATCACGGGGGGTGTAGCGCGGCATCGGCGATCTCCTGTCCGCTAATCCTTCAACGCCCCCATCA